GTTTCCCAGTCACGATCGAGGGGGGGCTAAACAAAACAGTTTCTGCATTTATCTCCTTATCCCCTAAAATAAATTTTGTGTCGTTATCTGCCCATCCAAATTGTGATCTCATAATCTCTGCCTTTTTTATTACTTGTAAATTTTTAAACGATCTAATTATGTAATTAATTATCTCAGCCATTTGTTTTTTACCACCTACCACCCCGTTATGTGCAAGCTTCTTTTTTGCTTCATCAACCGACAATATGTCTTGAGCAGAAATAACTAACATTTTTTCGCCATCCAAAGGCAATATGTGCTTTATAACAGCTACCTCTCCATCTATAGGATCTATCATTCGTTTCATCAAATATAGATCGTGCTCATAAATAAGTTCTGGTGGGCTGTCCTCTATTCTGGTATACACCCCACCCGTGGCACCTAATTCAAAAGGATAAGGAAGTGGTGGTCTTTCCTCTTCAACTACATCATCTTCTTTTTCCTTTTCTTTATCAATACTGTTTTGTGCTAACGCTAAATCACCTAAAGCCAGAGGGTTTGTAATCTTCCCTTTGTGCGAACAATCTATACATCCGTCTGGATTTAATCCCTCAAACGTTTTACACGCATATGGTTTGTCTATCGTTTTGCTTGCTGCATCTTCCGTATCACTATGGTCATATTTAGATGACCCTTTTGATATAAGATGTATAGCCTCTTTACTGTCGGCGCAGTTAGCTGCTATAGAAAGTCCTGCCCTCCACAACGGGTACTCAATACTTTCTTGGTTATTTTTAATATGTTCTAGCTGTTTACACCCCTTTATGCTTTTAAATATAGTTTGTGTATTTTTTACCACCCTAGAAGTTAAAGCATCTATTTGTTTTCTATCAGGGGTTAGTTCAATGTGCCCTACAATATCTTTAAATTGAAAAAAATTTACTGGTTTACTAAAACAGATTATTTTACATTCTGTCGGAGGGTTGGACTTATGATTAAAAGTATTTGGTAAACGTAATATCCTACCCTCGTCATCAGTTACAGCCGGGTCGGCATAAAACTTATGTTTTACACATAAAGCCTTAAGTGATTTAGCAACAGTTTTCCATTCTTTAGAGTCTATGTAATTCTCAAGAACCCAATAAACGTGCATCCCGTTACCAGAATTAATTATGGTTGGTTTAGGAAGTTTTAAAACATCACAAAACTGACGTAGAGCTGCAGCCCCCTCTCCCTGATCTTTATACTCTTTGAGAGGGCCACAGTCTATGTCTAAATAAAAAGTTTTACAATATTCAGCGGTTGCTTGAGACCTTTTATCGGTGTTATATCGGTTACACCCAAAATAAATATTTCGGTTCTCAGCTTTCCATTTATCTGCTAATTTATATGCCTCTTCAAATGTTTGAACGCACTTTTGAGGTATATCCCTTTCGCCTTTAAACCCACCTACCCAAATCCAACCTTTATCAGCTAAAACATGCTCTAAAAAATTCATGCGGCATCATCAGAATCAGTCCAAGCACTCATCACAGACTCTAAATCTTTAGGCTTTTTTGAAGTGATTGACTCAACTTTTTTAGTTTCTTTCTTTTTTGGTTCGACATCAATAACATTTTCTGCAGGGGCTTCTGCTTGTTTAGATGTAGATGAACCAGAAGTTTTATCGTGCTGATTCATAACGCTTTCATTATAGCTGCCAACCCATTTAACAAAATCTTGAAAGGTCTTCTGATCTTCAGCAGTAAGCTTAACTTCACCGTCCACTAAGCCTAATTTAGGGACGTGGTATATGTTGCCGCTTTTATTCTCTCTACTATCAGTATCAAACTGAATAGTAATTTGTGGTAATAATTTATCCTTTGCTGCAATTTCTTTAATTACAGCTTCAAATAATTTAAACCCTTCTTTTTTAAAATCAGCAACAAACGGAACCCCTTTGGATTTAGAACAATCCAATGCTTCACCAGATTCATCTAAAGCTTTATCAAAATACACCTCACCAAGAACAGTTCTTACTCTATCTACATCTTTTTGTTCTTGTGGCAAAGAGGCATAATCCTCAACATAACCTGCTTGTCTACCACAATTAAACCCGCCATCAGTATCAGGCAAATTGCTTTTTAAATTAGTAGCCAATGTGGTTTTTATATAACGATTGTCGTCAACCACATAACGTTGATACATGAACCTTTGTAAAAACAAACGCACTTTAGGGTTCTTCTGATATATTTTAACGCCGTTTGGCAAAGTAAGTTCATAAACACCTGCTTCAACAGCTATATACTCGGTGCTTTTGCCCTTTATTTCCGTCGTGCCTTTTACGCCCTCGTGTAATATCTTTAGTCTAGCTAAAGTGCTAGCCTTTGCTTTTGATTCCATATCTTGAGACATACCCATAGCCTCAGCTAAAGCCCCAAAATCTCCGTTAGTAAGTGTCAAATCTGACATAATAAATCCTCCGTAAAATTAAAATTAAACTTCTACTTCCATACCCATTTTTCCCATTACCTCAAAAAAATGTTTTTTGTCTAATAAATCTGTTGTTTGCGTAAAAGATAAACACTCATCAACTTCTTCAGACATACTTCTTTGTCTAACATAATCGAGTTGTTCTCTATCTAAATGCAACACAGGTTTAAAAGAAATCCTTTCGTACTGACCTTCTTCAACAACTTTCACTTCCGTCACTAGGCTGTTTATACTTTGCCCTTGTTGTAATAATCTTTTTGTATACTGTAAAAACCCCATCTCTTCAAAAATATTCGATTTTTTAAATAACGACGTGCTAGATATAATCATTTGATAAACTGGACCAGATAGAGAATCATGTAAAAGCACAGCGGTTTTTTGATGGAACTTACATGCTCTCGATTCACCGTTACCACTACCTTGTATATTGTTTGGGCACATCGCACAGAATTTAGATTGTGGCTGAGGTGCTTTAACATCTGGTTTTCTTGAATCAGAAGAAAAACACACAGGAGCTTTTCTTACCCCTTCTTCAAAAGGTGTGTCATAGTATTGTCGATGGATGTTAGGTGCTGCTGCTATAACAACAAACCGTTTAGCCGCAGCTACATCTTTGGTAGTAAACCGCTTCATTTTCGGCGCACTATTACCGAGTGTTTACTATCAACATTTAATCCTTCTGGCAATAGATCAGGGTTCTCTTCTAAAAAAGATTTCATGTTTGATTGATGAAGTCTGCGCTCTAATAAATCAAAAGCCTCATGCTCTTGAATAAAATTATACATAGAGTCCCAGTTGTCAGTCCAAAACCTAGATTTTAAAGTTGTATACGCAGTTCCATGTGGAGTCTTAACGCTAGTAGCCCCAGTGTTTTGTAGAAAAGTATTAAGGTGCTGAGATATTACATCTAAATCTACATTTAAATCTGCTATACGTTGGTCAGCTTCTTTTTTTATTCGATCCCGTATTGTTCTAATTTTCACATACGTAGATACCAAGTCGTTGGCATTTATCGGTTCCATTTGTTTCCTTTTGTAATCAAGATTGTTATTGTTCGTTAAACAAATTGCTACATTTTTATACTACCACCCTAAAAATTTTATTTCAACCGTTTTCTACCTCCTTTTTATATAAATCTACTAGCCTTGTGTGCGTTTTAAGTTTATTTTGTAACATACTATATAAACGTTTTTCCACAGGGCTTCCAAAAACATTCACGATAGTCATATTACTTGTTTGTCCCGGTCTATCTATTCTTGCGTTTGCTTGTAAATAAGTTTCCAAAGATGTAACAGGCGCATACCAAACTATAGTGTCAGCCGCAGTTAATGTAACTCCATGTGATGCTGCTTGTGGTTGAACTATTAAGACATGTGGGTCTGTGGCCTCTTGAAAGTTTTTAAATATCTCTGTTCGTTTACCAACAGAAACAGACCCATTTATAATCTCATTAGATATTTTATTTTTCTCTAAATACTCTTGGAGTAATTGTATTGTGTGACGAAATGGGACAAACACTATTACCTTGTTGCTCGCTTCGTCAATAACTTCTTTAACAACCCTCAACCTGTTCGATACATCAAACTCTATTACTTCCTTAGTGTCGGTATAAACGGCACCTCCAGATATTTGAAGTAGTTTGTTTAAATTTACAGCAGCATTAACAGAACTTATTTCTTCCCCGGCGGCTGTAATAAACATGTCTTTCTTTAGTTGTCTGTAATACTTATCTTGTTGAGCAGTTAAAGGTGCTTCTCTATCTACATGAGTAACTGGTGGGAGATCTAAACATTCGCTCTTTGTAAATCGCACAGCAGGCTGCAAAAGTTTAAAAACTGTGTCTTCGGCTGTAGTTCGTGGAATCCATTTAAATCTTCCAACATTTAACATAACCATATCTCTAAACCTACCAAAAAACTGCGGGCATCTATCTGGCACACACATTTTTCCAAGCCCAAAAGCATCTACTGGAGATTGTGCAGCAGGAGTTCCCGTCATCATCCATAGCCAAACATTAGGTGTAGCCAATCTTTTCATGGCTTTCCACCGTTTAGTAGATACAGATTTGTAAGCATTAGCTTCATCAATAATTATTAAGTCAAACCCTGCTTTGCTTATATCTTTTTCAACAATCTCTACACCGTCGTAGTTGATTATTATGAACTCTGCGTTAGAGTTAATTACATCTTTACGTTTTTCTCGTGCACCATATGCTACATTAACTGTCCTATGGACCGCAAACTTAAAGAAATCGGCTTGCCAAGCAGAGTGCATAATTGATAGAGGGCAAACAACCAAAACTTTTTTCACCTTCCCAATACTCATTAAATAGTCTGCAGCCCATATAGCAGATGCAGTTTTACCCGTGCCTTGTTCATTAAAGCAAAACCCACGTTTGGTTATGGATAAAAATGATGCTGTTGTTTTTTGATGGTCCATCGGTTTAAACTGACCGCCCCATTTATAATCTCTTTCCATAGGAGATGGTACATTCTTGAATCGAAGTTCTTTTAGAGCTTTTGCCTCTTCAAACCCCCAATTTACAAGAACTCTAGCAAGCTCCGAACTATTAGCGATTATTTTACTTTTGTTAATCGAATTAGTTATACGGTCTGGGTATTTAGTATTAACTAATAAAGCTTTGTTATCTATAACTTCCATTAAGCGTTCTTCTTTACTGATCTATCTGAGTTACGTTTGAATGATCTGTTCGTGCTAGCCTTAACCACTCTAAGATTTTTCTTTTTATTAGTGCCGCCTTTAGATAAAGGTTTTTTATGGTCAATATCTTTACCCTCTCTTTTGTCGGCCTTACCGTTCTTGTTTTTATCTACGCCTGTTTTATCCATGGCGTATCTAGCACGTTCACGAGCATTACGTCTTTCTTGTTCTTTACGGTTTTTTTGCTGCACATACTCTTTCTTGTACGGTCTCGGTTTATTTATGTATGCCATTTCTTTCTCCTTTTAATTTTTCAATTTCTACTCCACTACGTATTTCGTCGAATGTTTTTTCAAAAGTGTAAGGCACTGTAGTTATCCTTAAATTGTTTTTATACTGCTGCATTTGAACAAAAAAGGGCTTGTCTATCCCACACTGAAAACACCATACTTTTATATGCAAAATGTCGTATGCTTGTGGGCCCACCCCCCAACTTACAGTATCTTTTTTAGTAGACTCTAATTTACCCCAAGATAAATGTCCGAAATTTAACGTTGTCCCACCGCAGTGATGACAACACATTTCATTCCAAGTAATTGACTTGTTGCTATATTTTATTGTCTCTCCATCATGGTGGCCGATTGCTTCACCGTTAGTATACGTATCGCTAAATTTTTTCATATCTCACATCCTCCTGCAGTGCACGCAAGTTCTTGAGTGCCTTGTACATTATCTACTTCTTCAATTAATCGGTCCCAAAAAATCTCTTCGGGCATTTTTGCTAACATATCTTCGTAAAGTTCTTTGGTACATTCTTCGTATGGTGCTTGTCTATACGTTCCGCCATCGTAAGGTAAAAAAGATATTCCTGATATATCATCAAAATTCTTCCAAACCCATGCCCCGACAGCCATCCAATCTTCGTCTTTAACTGAAATAGTTACAGATGGTTTATGCTCACACCAACACTGTTGGTACATTAACCATAACTCTAAATGCTGTGTTGCTGTAAGATCTTCTCTAACTCTAGCGCCCTCTGGAGCTTTTATAGGAAAAGAAAAAACTGATGTTGAATCTGGCTTCATTACACAATCTTCTGTAGGAACTCTTGCCTCTTTTAAAAAAGCAGTTAGGGGGTCTTTCTTATCTCCCCGAACACGCCTAATATAAAAATTACTATGTCTCGGATGAATACCACTGGCAGAATTAACAAGCTGACTAACAGTGCCAGAAGGTTTGACGCAAGTAATAGCGGTAGATTGATTAATACCAAGAGAAGTGGCAAGGTCCAAGTTTGTTGTAACAGCAACCTCCCTAAGAATCTTAAGTTTATCTTTGGTCTCATCTGAAGTCTCCGACATCCATTTATTATCAAGTATACCCGTTAGGCTTACCCCTAACAATCGCTCTTCTTCTGTATTTTTTTGCCACACCTTTCTCAAGTATGGAAACTTAGTTAAAGTAGCCTGCCATGTTCCAAGAATAGTAGCAATTTCTACTTTTTCTTTTAGCGTTTCTAACGTATCACTCTCACGAACCACTACCTCTGAGAGGTTACAAAACTGCCCGCCAGAACCTGTTATTGATCCCCCAGTTTTTTCGTCAATCTTAGGTCCTCTCAATATTATCTCACTGCACGGATTAGTACCCCAGTCATAATTAGGATCTCGTCTACCGTTTTTAGCCACCTGACGTTTAGAAGCATCTCTACTAAATATCCCACGCTCGCCAGATTTAGAATCATACAAACTTCTCCACTCTGCCATAAACTGACCCATATCAGGTTTTTCTTCATATACTGCTGAGTTATTAGCTAGGGCACGGTGTCCATTACCATTCCACCAAGCACCAGATTTACACTCACGCATTTTAGAGTCTTCCAATTGACTCAGACTTATCATTGCACTTCTTCTTACACCACCTACTACTACAACTTCTCCAACTTTACACATAATGTCGTGGCAATCTATGGAACTCAGCTTTCTACCTTTGGCTTGTTTGAATTTAAAAATAGTGAACTCAAACAATTCTTTCAATGGCTCTGGTCCACTTGCCCTACCCCCAAAAGTTTTTAATCTTGCCCCAGCCGGGCGAATTTTTTTAAGGTCGTACTTCGGTACTTCGCCAGAATATAATAACGCTATAAGTTGTCTAAGGGCTTTTGCCCAACCTTCTTTACTATCTGATACAACAATTGTTGTTTCGCTTTCAAAAATCTTTTCTGGTATCTCAGGAAGTTTGTCGATATATTTGTGCTCTACACTAAACCCTACGCCTGTGCCACATAACAGAATATACATCGCCTCATCAAAACTTTTTGGGTCATCAATTGGGAGATAAGAACAGTTGTATCCTGCTGTGTTATCACGTTCTAACGCTTTACCTGCGGTCATTATTGCTCGCATACTAGGCATTACATCTAGGTTTTTAATAGCTGATTCTACTTTTGTTAAAGTAATTGGGTCTACAACATGTCCAAAATCTTTTTCTAAATGTTCTACCATAAATTTAAGGTATCTATCTACAGACTCATCCCAACTTTCTCGTCTTTTTTCATCTGACAAATACCTTGCGTATCTACTTTTCGCAATAAATTGACTGTAACTGTCCATTATTTTCCTCTCTATCAAAAATTAAAATCAGCTATGTTGCCTTCAAATACATGAGTACCAACATGTTTTAATTCAACATCTAAATCTACAAAAACTTCTCCACCATGTTTGCTCCAGAGATCACAAAAATGATAGTCTTCAGACAACAATGCCCCCGTCTCATCAATACTTGTATCAAAGAACTGTTTAGTCAACGGCTTTAAGAAATCCCCTTTGCTATCTTTTTTAGTAGATGTACGGTAGGTAGGTACATGATTAGAAAGTCTCTCAAACACTTTCCTTTTTACTAACATAAACCCAGTGCCTGCGTGCCGAACTTTTACCAAACCTTTACTGTTCTTCTGAATGGTGTTAACACCATGTGGGAAGTTAATCACGTAATCCCCTGCAAAACTTTTTATATTTTCAATACCGTTATTAGCTGCAGTTTGTAATGCTTTCCAATTAATAACTTTCTTAGGGTACAGCCCTGCTACAACATCTTCATCATGCTCTACTAATTTATATACTGCTTCTGCAGGAAACTGCATATCTGCATCAATAAACATGATGTGTGTGCATTTTGAATCGTCTAAGAACATACGTACAAGTTCGTTTCTCGCTCTAGTGATTAATGACTCATTTGTGATGTTCGCTAAATAAGTTTCGCAATTGTTAACACTTAAGTCATTAATCGTATTAATAATAGAGATTGTATATTGTCCTGTGCATTGTCCACTATACATGGGTGTAGCAACAAGTACAGATGGAGGTGTCGTAGGTTTGGATATATTTAGTGTTTCATCGCTTAAAAAGTTACCCGATTTAATTTGATATGTGTCTTTCATTTTTTATCCCTCTTTTTAACATCGTCATATAAAAACATACATTTGCTCTCTAACCATTCATGAGTTTGTGTATAAGAAAACTCGTGCTTACCAAGCATGTAACCGTCATCTTTCCCTATTTGGTAAGCTTGTTTCCAAACATCAGCTAACTGAATTGTTGTTTCACGTTCTGTAAACCCTGTCACAAACCAGTAAAGTACTACTCCCAATATAAACGTAAACAAATGTGTCATGATCTACCCTCTTCTTCTTTGATAAGTTTATTTAAATACCACTGTGCTTTTTTTAAATCCTCTAATTTGTTACCTTTTGTATCCGCCCTACTTATATACTTAACCACATTACCTAATAAATATGCTCTAAAACCATAACCCGTAAATTTAGCTTTAATAAAGTCTATAGTTTCAACACCGCCTTTTGTGTAGTGTGCAGGGTGATTTACCATATCTTTTTCAACCATTTTTTACTCTATGCCAAGACATTATCGACGGGTCAATGTCATTGTTAAAACGAACATCAACGGCTTTCGTAAAATGTTTTTCAATTCTTCTATAACAAGTTTGTTTACTGCCCCAAGTTCTTAAACAATAATAAAATTGGTTACTGTTAACTTTTATAATATGTAGTTTTTTTTCCTCAGCCAATTCAGTTAACAGTCTTCTAACATGCACCTCATTAGCTTTATATTTTTCAGCAAAATTTTGAGTCGTGTAAGCAAGCTTAGTTGGACAATTAATAAAAGTTTGTAAAATATCTTCTTTAATTTCTTGGGTCTTTTGTTTATTACCGAATTTTTCCCACTTAACAGTCATTGTTACCCCCTACCGTTGTGTTCACAATCTGTGACTGGACAATAATTTTTACATGTAAAGTTTTGCTTGGGGTTCCAAACATCAAACTTATAAGCTTTTTCTAAACGCTCGGTTTCTGTAGAAAACTTACCCCATATTTCTGAAATTTGTGGTCTAGTGTAGTTTTTTTTAATTAAATTTTTTGCTACCACAAACAACAAACCCGCCTTTATTTTTTGTATTTTTGGAAAATGCTTAAACGTAGCTAAACTTAATAAATCTAATTGTTTAGTATCAGCGTAACGTGCATTTTTCCCAGTTTTATAATCCACCACATATGCACTACTTTTATTGTTTACAATCAAATCTGCAATGCCCCGCCACCAAACATATTTATCTTTAAAACTACAAGGCTCTAATTCTTTTGTTAACCCCATTTCATATTCACAAAGTTTTTCTCCCTCTAATTTTTTTAAAACATTTAGATAAGGTTCTAAATAACTAAACTGAGGAGGAATAGCTGCATCTTCTCGTATATAATTCTCTGCTGCCTTGTGCGCTTCTTTCCCATAAAACATTGCTTGACTTTCTTCTTGCGGTATGTCTTTCTTTACTCGCAACCTATAATATTTCCTAGGGCATTGTTGGAACAAAGAAAGAGAAGAATAAGACCACCTAACCATAGGTATCACCAACTTCTGTTTCACAATTTAAAGGTAAGTCTGAACACCAACTTGGTCTCCAAGTCATACACTTTGTTACGTATTCTTTAGCTGCTTCTGCTTCTTCTCTTTTTGCAATACAAGCCACTGCGTCATGCACCGTTAAAACAACCTTATATTTTTTAGCAATTCTTAACATCTGCTCTCCAATAACACACCTTGCCACTGCTTGACAAATATTCTCAACCACTTTGCCACCGTAGATGTTTATTCGGTCTTTTCTGCTCTTGTAAGAAAAAAAAGTCTGTCCTGCAACATCTTGTTGTTTTTTCAAGTCGGGGTACTTTAGCAGTAATCCATTAGGTAAATAAAACCCTAAATTTGGTATAATGCTTAAAGCCTGAGTTTGCTTTGATACTTCTATATATTTACCTTTAATTATAGCTTCTAACCCTAGCTGCGCCTGTTTCCAAAATTTTGGGATGTGTGGGTACACTTTTCTATAAGTGTGTATTATTTTTTTACATTCTTCAGCACCTAAATTTTTCCCGAAAGTTTTTAATTGGATACTAAATTTCATTGCCCCCATCGAATAACCACAACCCAATATTGTTGTTTTGCCTACGAAACGTTGCTCACTTGTTATATCCTCCACTGGCCTGTTATATATCGCAGAAGCCATTATCTTATATACATCATCCCCATTACGAAATGCTTCTACCAAATCATGTTGTCCAGATAGCCAAGCCAACACTCTAGCTTCTATTTGTGAAGAGTCAGAATTTACTAGCACATAACCTTTAGGAGCCCATATTGATTGCTTTAACACAGACTTTCTTGGAATATTTTGTAGATTTACGTTGTCGGATCCCCCCCACCTTCCTGTGTGCGCCGCATAATATTTTAAAGGGACTGGAAGGCTACCACGATTACCTATATCAATAAAACGTTGGGTTCTTGTTTCTTCTAAAGTTGACTTTGTTCCAAGACGAGCCGCCACCAAATTTTGGACTTTCTCGTCGGGGTGCTCTTGTAGTTTTTTAAACCCCTCATCAGTTTTAGAAAAAGCGAATGTTTGTTTGCCTGTGCGAGGGCTAATTTTCATAGGAGGTTCGACACCAAGAGAAATAAGTTTATCAGCAAACTTTGGGTTTGACATCAACGTGTCTTTATCAGCTACACAATCTGCTAAAAGTTTTTCTTTCTCAGCTACCACATTCTTTAAGTGGTTCTCAAGAATTGTTAGGTCTAAATCAAGCACAGGTTGGGCAAACATGTTTATCGTTAAATCAATGAGCCTAAATTCTATCGCAGGGAACCCCTCGCTCATAATCTCAAATAGTTTTTTAGTTAACCTAACATCTTGTTTACAATATTCTCCGTAAGCCTGTAATTCAGTATCACTAAAGTCGGATCTGCGTTTACCAATAGCATCTAAGACTTCGGTTCCTTTTTTTCCAATGTTGTAGTATTCGGATAAGACTTTGAGACTTCCTCCCACTTCCGTACCATGCAAAGACCTTGCCATGCTAAGAGTGTCAAGCCACCCGATAGGCTGAATACCAAATTTCCAATTAAGGATAGCGGCATCAAACAAAGTGTTGTGAGCGAGACAATAACTTTCTGTCCAGTTATATGACATGAGGTCTCTTTTAATATCTTCAAATCTTCCTGAGAACCATCTACCTTCTTCTTCTCCTTGCTTGACACAAACCCCAATGACTTCAAATCTTTCATCACGTATGTACTCCTCAATTGTTAATTTTGATAGTGAAAATTTTTTATCGTAATAAGTCTCAAAATCTATCGTTAATATCTGCATTGTTTCCTTTTTGTTTTTATTATTATAGAACTGGTCAGAACTGGTTGGGCACTACAACGATCTACCCCCCAAAATTTGACAGGTCGTTAGCATCGTCTCAACCATATTTATATTTTTTTCATTAATTATTAAAGTAAGCCCTTGGTTACTATCAATCTCTCTAAGGTTTTTTTCTTGCAGAGGTGTGGGTTTGTTGCCCCCTGCTTTACATTCAATACCAAAAAATTGTCCTTTGTAACAACCAATAATATCAGGCACACCACTTTTACCATAACCCCCTGTTTGAGGAAATAAATAATATACCCCATGTTTTTTTAGTATTGCTACGACTTTGTTTTTAACTTTCTTCTCAGGTGTCATTGAGTAGTGTTTTCTAAATTTGATTGCATATGACTAATTATATCTTGTATATTTTTAATATCATCAAGAATTAAGAGTGTAGATTTCCTATGATTATCATATAGTTTTCCGTTGTCTGGAGAAGCTATATGCAGACAATCTAAAAATTGATTAGACGTACCTTCTAAAATATCTAACTGTTCTCCTAAAATAGTAATATCTTCTTTTACAAACTCCATACCTTGCGAAACCAACTTGTCATATGTGGGAAAAGTAAAAATAGTTTTTTCTGGTGTTGGTAACGTAGTAGGAGGTGTCCAATCACATTTTTTACTCTTTTTCTCTGGTGTCATATGTTTACCTCACAATAGTAACATTAGTTTTACCATACTATCTTTAAAGAAATATAATTGCAAGGGGTAAATGTAAAACACAAAAAGAAAAGTGACAGTGCTTCGTCATGTTTCCACACATAAAAAAGGGCACACCCCGAAAGATGTGCCCCATGTCAAGAAATAAAGTCGGCAAACGCTATTTTAATTTAGTTAAAGTTGTGCTTCTGAGATATAATATAAAGAACATTTTCTTACCATATATCCTCCCATAAAACGATTATACAAACCATCACTATCAAAAAGTTTTACACCCATATTTCTTAAACATTCTCTTTGCTCTAAAAGTTTTAACGGTGTAATTTTTTGTTGCACAATCTCTGGCAGTTTACTAAAGTCTTTTGTTTCTGTGATAAAACGAGACTCTTCTGTGGGCTTGCTAAGGTCAGCAACCACATACGTTTCATCCTCTGTGATTACAACAGCATACCCTTTTCGTTTATCCTGTTCTTCTTGCAAAGCCTTAGCAATCATATAATTAGATAAACTCCCCTTTAAAATCTCTTTATCCTCTTCAGATTTAAAATCTAAACTAACATTTTGCAGTGCATCTGGTTCTCCTATTAAGAATCGTAATAACCCATGTTGGATTTCGTTACCGTTACTAAACTTTTGTAGAACATTACCCATACTGATACTTGCTCTATGGCTGTCCACAATCTTAGACAAGTTACTAGCAATAGCTTCTTGTGCAATTTGAACCTCTCTAGCAGTTTCTTTAGGAGTGTTACCTGCAAAACATCTCACACACTCTAATAGCACAGGTCTCATGTGTACAGAGGTTTTTTCATGATATGGCGCTTTTTGGTTTAAAATCTTACTTTGTGACTCAACTGAATATAGTTCTTTGTCTTGTCTTTTGTGCTTACCAAAAGCTATCGCACCTACCTCTCGCCAACCAACAAAAACCCTTAACTGAAATTCGCTAATATAAGTAAACCACACGTTTGGAATATACTTGCGTATTTCTTTTTGTAGTTGTTCAAGTTTATCAAATGTTGTTTCCATCGCTATCTCCTTTTTTATTTCTTATGTCTTTTACAATACTCTCTAAGAGTAAAACGTATTTAATAAAATATGCGTTCTCGTAAATGTTAGCTACAGCAATTGCAGTCGCAACAACCACACATGGTATCAAGAAATATATCCCTTGATCTAAAGTCGTTTTTGCACTAGCCACAGCTTCAAAAATTACTCCACATATAAACCCAACTATAACCCAACCAAACGATTGAGCCAGTACACGTAAAATAGTCATTAAGCTTTGTTTCATTTCCCACCCCCTTAAAAGTTAAACTTCGATAAAATATCATCTACACCCTGCTTTACTTGTATTCGTGCAGGTCTAAAATCACGTAGGTCTTGTGCTTCATCTACAGTAGTAATTGTCAACTCCAAAGCTTTTCTTGCTTCTTCTAGCTTTGGGTCATTGCTAATATTGAGATGCTTAAGCGAATCTACGAGTGATACAGCATTATCTAACAGAGAATCACGAAAGACTTTCTTATCGCCTTTAGTGTTGTCTGCTAACTTATCGCTCATATTCTCAAGGTGCTTGTGCAGTCTGTCCCAAGCTGTTTGCATAGCTCTGCTAGTCTTTTCTTGTGCATCAACTTCATACTGCTTTTGCAACTCAACCTTAGCTTGTTCTTCCACATCAATGCGAAAGTCTCCCGATGTTGGCACAGGACTGAACACTAACTTAAAAGAAAACCTTGACTTTATATCTTCAACATCAGGGTAATCAGAAGCATCATATGATGCACCAAGATTGTAGGCAGCCTCGGTTTTGAGGTCTACATAATTCCCAAGAAAGCCGTCCACATACCCCTGCCATTCCGTTTCCAAATGAGACATTGCACTTTTGTACTCCATGAAAGCAGATGAGGGCAACAACCTCACTCCGTTGTCGGTCCAAGGTAAAGTCCATTCATTGTGAGTCGCACGTACTCTCGCACTAAACTTAACAATGTCGTCTAACAACTGAGTTCCTGCAAATAATTTCTTATGCACAGTATTAGCTGCAGTCTTAGTGCCCTTTGCTTCATCTACTTCTTGTGAAGCACGTCTGTCAATCTTAACACCCGTCCAATTAGATATACTTAACTCGACTAGCATTGCACTTGTGTGTATTCCGATATCACTCATTTGTTTCCCCTTTAGTTTGTGTAGCAACTGCCAATAAATAAAGTTTTTGAAAATCTCTTTCATCAAAGGCTGATTCAGAAACCTCGCTCCATTCCTCATCATCTTTTAAATGATCTGTCGAGCCATCAGCTAAAGCTGGGGCAGATAGCAAAACACCATTTTCAAACTTCAACCAATTGCTACCATACTTAACCCAATATTTTTTTTGTAATTGAAAAGCTTCACTCATCTTTATCTCCCCCCACGTCAGGTAAACTGTCAAACTTCTGTTCTGCCTTTGCTATGATGTACCCATCAATTTGTTGTTGGGTCTCTGAATGAATGTTAATAACAGACTTAAGTTGCTTTAGCGTCATGTTATCAACTTCCTCAATGGCTTCGGCATAACATATTTCTTGTAAAACCACGTTAGCTTCATTACTCATTACTGCCCCCTTTCTATTTCTCTTAGTCTTTGGTTATGTATTTCTTGATAGTCGTAGTCGTCCTTATTTTCTTCGCTCACTACAAACGGTTCATTGTTGTTTGACATGGTAAGAATATATATACTGTCCTCTAACTTAAATGACTTACCAGAATCCAACTGCTTTATAACATCTGCAAACTCGCTTTCGGTAAACCAGTAGAACAATTTACTATCTAATACTGCATGTTCATCAAAAAACCAATGTCCTAGTTCCTTGTTATCAGAATGTACTCCCACGTCTACATTCAAACGTGCTCCGTCTACAAGTACTTCTGCAGCTTCAGTTCTTACTTCCATGATTACCCCCCTCTAGTTTTTGTTTAATAACTTCCCATGATACTTTTACATCCACATCTTCGTGGTTCTTGAGAACTGCTTCTATAGTGTTAATCGAGTCAAGTAAAATAAAATACTCTCTCGTAATCACATTATTTAGATTCAGTTGTTTTCTCTCATCTCGGTTTAAGATTGGTTTAACTCTCATTACATATCTCCTGTATCAATATGAATTGTTTTACCGATAGGTGCAGTAAACCTATTATTGTTCACTACACACCAGATAACTGGACAAGTAACTTGCGACCATCGACTAACATCACAACTTAAGTAACCATCAGTCAGCATAATAATTATTTCTGGCTTCAAGTTTTTCTCGCCAAGATAATCAGGTACACAATCAGGGTCAGTTCCCCCACCACCTATCGGTTTTGTAAAGTCGGCATAGGTAGACAACTCATCGTCTTTATACACCTCGTGATTCTCGACAACGGTATCCCAATATAGAAGGTGTGTTTCTCTAGGGTTCACTTCCTGTCCGATTAACTGAATCTCTCCACGAAACTGTCCACTTTCTCTAGGTCCAATAGAACCAGAGGTGTCTTCAGCAGTAAGTAATGCCCCCACTCGTTCAGAAAAAATAGATGGCATCATGACATCTATGGCTAGATATTTCTTGTTGGGTTTTCGCCACGTAGAATCATCTTGCCCAGACATCACTTCTTTTACTTCATCTCGCAAAGCATCTCGCCAATTTACTTTTGGTGTCAACGCTTCTTCGATACCCACAGACATTTTGCCTGCACGTTTGCCGACTAACTGAGAACCCTCACGCAATGCTTGTTCTATCTCCTCTTGAAGAACTTCTTTCTCTTCATCAGATAATTCTTGAGCGCCGTCCCAGTCATGGTCGTCATGAGATTGTGGGATATCGTTACTGCTTTCTCCACCTTCTCCTCTAGTTGGAGTTCCACCCGTAGGTTGTTCTGGTATCTCCTTCTTGAGAATATTAAATACTCGTGTAGTATCCACATTGCGAAACCTCTCATCAATCAACCCAATGACGTTGCCATCTTCATCTTGTGGCATACATGGGGAATGATTGCCCTTGACATGTTTACCATAATCCTTAATCTCAAGGTTGATAACATAGTCCGTAGCAAGATTGACAAGATCAGGTCTTTCTTTTCGCAGATGTTTGTACACCGACAGATGCCTGTATGCTTTGTGCATTGCTTCATGTAACACAATAAACATTACCTCAGCATCAGAAAGAGATTCAATAAATGCTCTACCATAAATAACATCTCGACCGTTGGTACATGCTGTCGGTACTTTGTCGGAGATTTTTACATCCCCAATCATAATGACACCAGAATACAAACACAGACTTGGGTCTTGCATAATCCTCATGTGTGCTCTTTCAATCTTTTGTTCAGCCGTTAATTTAGCCATATCTTTTTCTCCTCAACTTGTGAAAGAAATCATTTGAAATTTGTTTTGTTTGAAACGTTTTCTTTGTAGGTGTTGCCACCTTACGTCTTTCAATAACCGTTCCATTCCGTACATGACGGATCTTCATTGTTTTAACGCAACCTCTCATACCACCCCCCTTAAAATAAGTATTGGTTATCTTTTGCCCACTCAATAAATGGCATTGATGAAAACATTACTTCCTTTGCTTTCTTATGATCTTTAGCAGAAAGACAGAACAACGCTTGTACTTCTTTCGGTAATCTCTTGAGATACTTAAACCAATTACCTATGTTTGATCTATCTACCTTACCTAATGAAGAATAAGTTAAGATACAACGTGCCGCAGGGGAATCAGGTATTGAAGCACTATCAGGATTCGCAATGATGTCCTTCCACAATGGCAACGAATCAGCAACTCTAATGAATGATAAGAACTTGGCTGTTGCGGCTCTACCAATTGTGCCGTCCAACGCAGTACGTAAAACCTGCTCAGAAAACTTATCCCTTTGCCAGAATATATTAGATGCTTTGTGGGCAGATCGTGGAGAGAAAAATGCTTTCTGTGGTTTCTTAGGATTAAACACAATCTCTAGTAACTCAGCATCTTCGGTAGTAAGATAAGAGGACTCAATAACCTCTGGATTCTCTTTAACAAATGCAAGCATCAATGGGTGTATCTTATCAATTCCCCATGCACACCATTCTTCAGCAAGAGGGTTTCTAATAAGCACCTCAGTAATTCTATTCCTAGTATGTGCCGCCATTGCATCTCCCACACCCATACTTGAATTGTTACCTGCCATAACTACCACACTATCTTTGTGCAACTTATATGGACCAAACCGTCTTTCGTTAATTAAAGGGTGAAGCATATTCTGTACGGCACGTGGTCCTTTCGTGAACTCGTCTAAAAATATAAAGATTGGTTCTCCTGTATGCAATTTCCAAGATTCGTTTGGATAAAACGTAGTGGTCTCGGTCTCATGATTCGGCATGGGGATACCACCCTCGCCTAACTCTAAATTTGGGCAGTCTAGGTAAATATAATGTGTGAACCCGAATACCTCTTTACCTTTTTCGTAAATAGAATCTGATATCGAGGTCTTACCAATGCCTGCTGGTCCAACCATGTAAAGAGTAGTTTGGTTGCCGACGGCTAATGCCAAAGTCTCAAAGTCGTTCAAAGAGATTGGTGCTGTTGTGTTTACTATTGTTGACATAATGTTTCCTTTATTTTTAGTTATGTTATGGAAAAGTGACGGTGCTCTGTCATTTTTCCTATTTACTACCCCACTTACTGTAACCAAGCTGTGCATCTTTATCATGCACGAGCAATCCTATTTCAATTGGGGTGTAATTAAATACTTCTTTGAAATAGAATATCTTTAGCATCAAGTCAAACTGCTCCTTTACTTGTTTGTACCCAATGCGTGTAAACTTCCTACTAGATTTACGTAATTGATGCGTGCTCCAATGACGACCCAAATACTCCATGTAATATCCCGAAGTACATCTCACTAACACCTCTTTCATAACCTCTGGGTCATCAACAGGATTTCGTAAAAAGATTTCAAATTCTTCAACGTTCACAGGAGTCTCAAACTCACAATCTCTTCGCCAATCTTTGTCATAACCCAAACCAAACTCAGGGTCAACAGAAAGAACTGCTTTCATGTACTCGTAAAATGGGTTGAACTTCTTTCGTATCTCACGCATACACTTCTTGTCCATCACGTGTTTATACTCTTGGATAGGAGATTCGGGAATCCACTTATCGTCCTTTTTTATAATCCTGTAGGTTTCCCTCAAGTTAGATTTGACGTATCTTTGTTTGAGGGGGTCAAAATTACAAAAGGATTCATGTTGTCGCTTATTCCCTGCAAGTCTAGGTAGAAACCAACGATCACCAGATGATGCCATCTGATACTCTCCCCAGTAAAGTTTTCCATGATGTGTAAAAAAATGTACACCATGTATAGTCTTGCCTAGAAACTCAGCGAATCTCCAATCATAATAGCTATTACCACTTAGTATTTCGATAGAGTTATCTTCATACCAACGGAATACAGGCAAACTAGATTCACAAAACATCTCGATACAACCAGAACCTGTAGTACGACACCAATATTGACCTGTATATCTTCTTTCGCCTAATGGTATCTTTCCTTTATTGACACTACCCATGTTTGGTTTTGTAGTGCTCACGTAGTGTGCAAGGTCTTCATAAGAATGGTATGAAGATAATCCGTTCATGCTGTTTCCGTCACTCATTTTTAATACCCCCATTTCTTTGCGTTAAAGTTACTAGGTAAATACTTACGCTCACACCAATCACAAAACTCATTAATAAATTCTTCAGAAGAAGACTCTGCATCAGTTAATTCTCTGCCCAATCTCTTTTCCCATTCATCTATCAATGCGAACCCTATCTTGGTTTCTAACTCAGCTTCTTGCTCTTCCTCCTCTTCCATACGTTGCTTGTCAGCATCTGTTAGCTTGGCTTGTTGTAATAACTCGTCTACACCATCAACTAACTTGACCTTGCCGTTTCCTATATCGGCTTGTAAGGTATCCCATGTTTGCGTTTCTTTTAGCATGAGTTCATCTGTCATTTCTCTTGCTTCATCTTGTTCAGCCGTAGTGGTTACTCTTTTCCAGTTACTCATTTTACTAACCCTCCCTTGTTGTTGATTCCTTTGATAATCTCTCGCCCCTGTGCTGTCGGTGTGACATATACAAAGTTGCTCTTGTGCATTGGTACAACACAATGCCTTACAGGGTTTAGTTTCTCGTAGTCCTCTTGGCACTCGATACAGCGAGAGGTGTTGATTCCATTCTTGTTTAGATCAACTCGACGTGGATCAATAGTTTCTCCACAGTCGGTGCAAGGTTTAGGTTCTGATGTTGCTGTGGAATAATGACGGTGCTTCGTCACTTTTCCAGTAGGTGTTGATTTCATGATTGTTTCCTTTATGTTGTTGTCATTGTTGTTATAAAACAGGCGTAATTCGCCCATTCTCTATAGTATGACATATTCTCAAGCATATTGCAAGGGTTTTTTAAAAAATCGTTCTTTTATTTTCTAGACAGAGTTCCAGATAAATGGTGGTGGTTTTTGTAATGTTATCGTCTAAGTCATTGATTTTGCAGTAATGTTATCGAAACGTTGTAATGTTATTTATAATGTTATCGTCTAAGTCATTGATTTTGCAGTAATGTTATAATGTTATTAAAATATATAAATATATGAGTAGAGAGTAAATAGGGTGCAGAGACCCTTTCTTTCCT